CGCTGCTGCAAGGCCGGGTCGGTAATCCGCTGCATCGTGTCGACGGCCGACCGGAGCGAGGCGAGCGGGTTCTTCAGCTCATGGGTGACGTCTGCGGCGAACGCCTCGGTGGCGTCGATGCGATGGCGCAGCGCCTGGCTCATGTCGGACAGCGCACGCGCCAGCGTACCGATCTCGTCGCGGCGCGACGGCAGGCGCGGGCATACTGCGGCCAGGGCTCCAGCACGGCACCGACCATCCCGGCCGTAGCCCAGCTCCAGCTAAATCACACCTGGACGTACACGGGCTCCTCGCTGGTGACGATCCCCAAGGTTGTGCTCTACAACAGCCTCGCGGTCGCTGGCACTATCCCGATGCTGGAGACGCTCCTCAACGCCCAGGCGACCGTGAACACGACCGGCGACACCATCCAGCTCGCCGGCTGGCTCATAAATCTCTAGCTCGCCGGGTATCGGTGCCGTGGCCTGCTGCGCCACCGATGCAACGTGCTCATCGGCCTCGCCCACGAGGACCCGGCGGTCCTTCGCGCCGCGATCGCCTACCTCGCCCGCTACGCCCTGGAGGCAAAGCTGATGGAGATCGACCTCGTCATCAAGGGCACGTTGGCCGAAGAGTCCGAGAGCGTGGCGTACGACGAGCGCGCCGACCACGTCGCGGCCGATGCCGCCCGAGCAGCGATCGCGGCCTTGACCAAGGCCGGGATCACCGTGACCCACGCCGCACTCAGCAGCGGCCACTTCGCGGGCGGCACGCTGGACCTCTTGGCCACGACCTGACGATGGGCGCAGGCGACAACAACTTCGCCGCGGCGGTCGACGTGACGGGCTCTCGCAGCCTCAACTCGCCGGTCACGAACGGGTCCCGGCGACGGATGGTCTACGTCTCGCTCGTCTGCGCTGCGGCGGTCGCCGGCCAGGCGCTGGCGGGCTTCTCCACGGCGGCGGGCGGCACATCGTGGTCGATGCCCACGATCGCCGGATTCCCGTCGGGGGTCATCGTCACCGGCCGGTTCCAACTCGTGATCCCCGTGGACCCGGGCGGCTCCTACCAGGTGACGACCTCGGTCAGCGGTACCGGCACGGTGACCGTGCAGCAGTGGATGGAGGTGGACGGTTGAGCGCGATCCTGCTGCCCGAACGCCGCGCGGACCCGACCCGTCGCCGCGACCTCGTCACCGCGCGCCCCGGCGATGTGGGCCGGGAGCTCCGTGACGCCTACTGGCGCCGACGCGCGGCCGAGGCCGGCATCCGCCCGGTGGGCGGTTCGTCGAACCAGACCAACCAGTGGGTCGAGCCGATCTGGAGCAATGTGGCCGACGGCCCGCAGGTCGTCAGCGTCAACGCCGAGACCGCCCTCCTCAACTCGACCACGCAGCAGCCGTGGTTCTACCCGGGCTTCTGGGGCGCGGGCACGGCCAAGGGCAAGGTCGTCGACATCGAGGCGACTGGCGTCCTCCAGACGACCAGCACGCCGACTTACACGTTCTTCGTCCGGCTGGGCTCGACGCAGAACGTCATCACGGGCACGATCGTCGCCCAGACCGCCGGCCTGGTCATGGTCAGCGCCGCCGCGGGCGCGGGCACGTACTGGGAGATGCGCTGCCGGATCTTCTGTCAGACCCCAGGGATCGGCACGGGCGCGGCGACCATCACCAGCTCGGGCATCATCCTCTGCTCCGGCTTCCCGAGCCCCTTCTTCGCGCAGATGGAGGTGAGCACGCCGCCCAACGCGACGTGGACCACCACCCTGGACGGCTCGCTCAGCCAGTACCTGATGCTGAGCATGAACCCGGGGACCAGCTCGGCCTCCAACAACTGCACCCTCAAGACGCTCAGGGTCTGGGCGACCACGCTGTAGGCGCTGACCGTGGCCATCACGGTCGACCGGTACTCAACGCGGTCGGACAACAGCACCACCTCCGCGTTCGCCACCAACCCGGTGGCCGGCGGCAAGGTGCTCGTGGGGATCGCCTCGTTCTGGAGCGGTGGCGTCCCGGCGCTGGCCTCGATCACCGACAACGGCGGCAACACTTACGTCCTCGACGCGAGCTTCTTGAATTCGTTCGGTACCGGCAAGCAATTCCTGTACAGGGCCGACAACATCGCCCTGCCCGGCGCCGGTCAGCTCACGATCACGCTGAGTTGGACCAACGTGAGCCTCTACGAATGGGGCGCGGTAGCGCTCGCCGGCGCGGCGACCGGCGCGGCGCAGAGCACCAACACCGCCGAGAACTCCAGCGTCACCTCGTCCTCCGTGGCGGCGGGCACGGGCGCTGGGACGGGCAGCTACTACTTCGCGATCCACAACGACAACGCGACGACGCCGGAGACGGAGACCACCACCGGCGTCTTCACCCAGCGATTCAGCCTCGGCACTGCCGGGAACATCGCGTTCCAGATCTCCGACTTCATCGGCTCCGGCAACCAGACGGCGACGTTCGCCTGGACCGGCGGGAGCGCAACGGCTCGCGAGCTGATCGCGGTCTACTCGGCAGCCCCGGCCGCAGCTGCCGGCGGACTCTGGCCTTCTCGCCCGCTCGGTCGCGGCCCCTTCCTCATGGTTGGGCGATCCGCGCCGGTCTGGGCGTGGCCGGCTGGTGGCCCGATCGTCAACGTCGCCGTCGCGAGCGACGCCCTGGGCGCTCCGACGGATGCGGTCACCCGCTCTGCCCAGGCGGCCGCCCGCTCGAGCACGGATTCCCCCGCGGCGCCCACCGATGTCGCCACCAGGGCAGCCCAGGCCATCCACCGCACCGCAGCGGACACGCTCGGCGCTCTCTCGGATACGGCCAGCCGGGCGCTCCAGTCTGCGGCGCGGACCGCCACCGATACCCTGGCCGCCGTGTCCGAGGTCGCGACGCGAGCCCTCCAGTCGGCCGGGCGCACGACCTCGGACACGCTCGCGGCTCCGAGCGATGCAGTCACTAGGGGCGCGCAGGGCCCCTCGCGCTCCGCCACCGACAGCCCAGCCGGGCCGACGGATGCTGCGACGCGCTCGACGCAGGCGCCGACCCGTACCTCGAGCGACAGCCTGGCCAGCATCTCCGATGTCGCGACGCGAGCTGGGCAGGCCCTGGTTCGAAGCGCCAGCGACGCCCTCGCCGCCCTGACCGACCTCGTCACCCGGGCCGCGCAGGCATCGACACGAACGTCCTCTGACTCGCCGCCGGTGCCGTCCGACACGGCCTCGCGCTCGACGCAGACGCCCTTGCGCACCGGCGCCGACGCGCTGGCCGGGGTCACCGACAGCGCCACGAGAGCGCTCCAGGCGTTCACGCGCACGGCGACCGAGACCATCGTTGGTCTGGGCGACCAGGCGTTCAAGGCGGGGCAGCACGTCGTGGTATCCGCGGCCGACACCCTGGCGGCCCTGACGGATCTCGCGACGAGGGCGCAACAGACGTTCACGCGGGCGGGTTCCGACGGACTCGCCGCGCCGGCCGACGCCGCGTCCCGCGCGGCCCAGTCGCAGAGCCGTTCGGCGTCCGACTCGCCAGGGGCGCTGGCTGACGCGGCGGCCAAGGTACAGGCGGCCTCCCGCTCCGCCGCCGACGCGCTGGGCACCCTCGCCGAGAGCGCCAGCCGGGTCGTCGAGCAACACCGGGTGGCGACTGACTCTCTAGCGGGAGCGGTTGATTCGGCGATGCGGTCACCGATGGCCGCGGCGCGCGGCACAGCGGACGCTCTAGCGTCGCTGATCGACGCTGCCATCGCGCGGGGCGGAGGGCCGTCGGGCGTGCCGGTCAGGGGGCCTACGCGGCTGCTGGGAGCCCTCGCGAACCGGCTACGCGGGCTCGGCGGATCGAACCGGATGGGAGGTGGGTGACGGGCACCTACTACTGGAACAAGCGGGGCGACACGGCGCCACCGGTGACGGACACGCTGGAAGACGGCTCCGGCGCTGCCGTGGACCTGACCGGAGCCACCGTCAAGTTCCACGCCGTGGACCGCCTGGCCGTGGCCGTGGTCGCCAGCGGCACTGTGACCATGATCGGGGGCGGTCCGCTGGATACGACCGGCGGCGTCCAATACCAGCAGATCGCCGCCGATGTCGATGTCGCTCAGGATCTGCTGGTCGAGTGGCAGGTGACTTTCGCGGACGGGCGCGTGGAGACCTGGCCCAACGACGACCAAGCCGTCTGGCGAATTACGCCCGACCTGGCCTGACCTATGGCCAAGCCTCTCTCGGACTGACCAATGGCTCGCTGCTCGGCTCGACGAACGAACGGCACTCCCTGCTCGGCCTCGGCAGTCCGTGGGGCCACCGTATGTGTGGCACATGGAGGAGCTGCCTCTCAGGTCCGGGAGTCGGCCGCTCGTCGCCTGGCGCTGATCGCCGTCCAGCGCGAGTTGGCCACGATTGAGCCGGACCCCATCGACCCGGTCGACGCCATGCTCCACCAGCTCGGCTTGGCCGCCGCCTGGGAGCGGTACCTGCGCGGCGAGGTGGCCGGACTCGCGACTCTCGACGATCAGGGCATCGGCGGCTCCCGGAAGGTGGCCGTCACCGTGGAGCTCTGGAATGACGAGCGCGACCGACTGACCAAGCTCGCCAAGCTCGCCCTCGACGCCGGGATCGCCGAGCGCCAGGTGCAACTCGCCGAGCGCCAGGGCGCTCTGATCGCGGATCTGATCCGCAGGGTGCTGGATGATCCGGACCTCGACCTCACGGCCTCGCAGCGGTCAGCCGCAGGTCAGGTCGCGGCCCGGCACCTCCGAGAACTTGGCCAGGCGTCCTGATCCGTTCGGCGCTGCGGCCGACATGCTGGACGGCGACGAGGCCCGCTGGAGACCGCTCCCGCATCAGGTTCCGCCTGACCTCGACTCCGGGGACTACGATTTCTTCGTCCTGGCCGGGGGGAGAGGAACGGGGAAGACGGATGCGGGGGCCCACGCCTTCGACCTGTACATGCAGGCCCACCCGGGCGCCCGCGGTCGGATCATCGCTCCGACGCTCGGAGACGCTCGCGAGGCGTGCGTGGTCGGACCCTCCGGCATCCAGGCCCACAACGCCGAGGTCCACTGGAACTCGAACGAGGGCGCCCTCTACTGGCCCAACGGCAGCCGGGCGAAGATCTTCGGCGCCCACCACCCCGAGGATGTCGAGCGGCTCAGGGCGGGAGGCAACAGCGCCCTGGATTGGTACGAGGAGTTGGCCGCCTGGGCGAAGCTGGACGAGGCGTGGAACCAGGCCCGCTTCGGACTCCGCCTCGGGTCGCGGCCCCGTACCATCGTCACCACCACCCCCAAGACGCGCCCGCGCTTCCTGTGGCTGATCGGCCAGCCCCAGGACGGGATGCCGGAGTGCCCGAAGATCGTCCTGCGGCACGGCACCACCGCCGACAACCCTCACCTCTCGGAGCATGTCCGGCGCGAGCTCTACGCGACCTACGAGGGGACCCGCCTGGGCGACCAGGAGCTGCGCGGCTTGGTGATCGCGGACCTGGCCGGGGCGCTCTGGAAGCGGGCTCTGCTGGACGATCTGCGCGTGCGTCAGGCCAACCTCCCCGAGTTCGTGCGCATCGTGGTAGGCGTGGACCCGTCCGGTGGGGTAGCCGAGACGGGCATCGTGGTGGTCGGCCTCGGAACCGACCACCACGGCTACGTGCTCGACGACTGCTCAGTGGGCGGTAGCCCGAATGCCTGGGGCGTCGCGGTCGTGGACGCCTACGACAAGTACCAGTGCGACAGGATCGTCGCCGAGGTCAACCAGGGAGGCGCCATGGTCGCGTCCACCATCGGCACCAGCAGGCCGAACCTGCCCATCCGGACGGTGCGCGCCGCGAAGGGGAAGATCGCCCGCGCGGAGCCGGTCTCCGCTCTCTACGACCAGGCGCGAGTGCATCACGCCGGGACCTTCCCCCGTCTGGAGGACCAGATGACGAGCTGGGAGGCGGCCAGCGGGCAGGAGTCTCCGGACCGCCTCGATGCCTGCTTCATTGCTGGAACCCAGATCCTCACCGATAGCGGGCCTGTGTCGATAGAGAGTGTTGAGGTCGATGATCTCGTCTGGACGAGAGCAGGCTGGAGGCGGGTCGAGTGGTCTGGCATGACCGATCCAGCAGCCGACGTCATCCGGGTGTGCACGACGACGGGAGAATTCACGGCTACCCCCAATCAACGAATGTGGGTCGCGGGCAGAGGGTGGGTCACAGTGGATGCCCTCGTGTCTGGTGATAGACTGGAGGCGTGCAACGCGCTCTCCGAGAGGAGGTCGTCTACAGGGGTCAGCGGTTCGTCCGATACCCCCTGGCCGCCTCCCGATCGTCCCGTGTCTACTACACCGCCCGGGACGATAGCGGGAATCGCCTGGCTGGATTCCAGCAACTCCATGTCGAGGTTTGGAGAGACGCCCACGGCAGACAGCCTGTTCCCGCTGGTTGCCTTGTCCACCATCGCGACTTCGACCCGCTCAATAACGACTCCTCGAATCTGGCGGCGATCACTTACCGCGAGCACTCCAAACTGCATGAAGGGCAGACAGACCGGGATTCGCCTGAGTGGTTGGAGCATTTGGCCAGGATTCGTCCCATGGCGGCCGAGTGGCATGGGAGCGAGGCGGGCCTGGAGTGGCATAGCGAGCACGGCAGGCGATCATGGGCTGGCCGGCAGTCGGAGGAGCGCAGATGCGAGGCTTGCGGCACCGCCTTCCAAGGGTGGTTCGGCGAACGTAGCCGGTTCTGCTCACGGGCCTGCATGCGACGAGCGGCCGACCGTGCGCACCGCTACCAGCGGCAGGTCGCTTGTCCGGCCTGCGGAACACCGTTTTGGCAATGCCTCTACCGGGCCAGGCCCACGGCTTGCTCTCGCAAATGTGCTTGGGTGCTACGCCGTGCGCGGCAGGCAGCCGGTATATGACCTGACCGTCGCCGGTCAACACGAGTTCTACGCGAACGGCTACCTCGCTCACAACTGCGTTTGGGCCATAACCGACCTGATGCTCGGCGAGGCCGAGTGGGCGCCGCAGGGCCTCGTGGTGGCCGGCGGCGGGAGGAACTACGGATGACCGAGATCGAGCTGGTCGACCGCTACACCGGCATGAGCGGCGTCCCTCGGCCGTGGCGCGCCTGTCGCCCGTGCCAGGGGCTCGGCATCGACATCGTCGCTTCGACCGAGGAGGCCGACGTCGCCTGTCCGGACTGCGGAGGGACGCGCCGCCGGCCGCTCTATCGGAGCCTGCTCGACATCCCCTGGCGGATCGGCAAGGCGCTCCGCTTCGGGTGGCGCGAGGTCGTCTGCGCCCGGTTCTGCGCCGGGTACCCGCACCTCTCCAGAGAGCGAATGCAGGGCCGGCGGATCGCGCTCCGGGCGATGCTCGCGGACTTCGTGTGAGCGGCTGGGTGGGCCGCAGATGACCGTCCGCAAGGCCGCGCTCGCTCCGTTCGTCCGCCGTGCCCCAGACGCCGGCGTGGACTGGACGGAGCGGTCGAACCCGGTCGTCGGCACCGGCCACACCACCTACGGCCCCGGCAGCGCAGCCCGGGTGCAGGGTGACGACCTGGCCTCGCGGACGAATACGGACGGCACCATGCAGCCCTACTCGGCGGACGACCCCGCCGTGTTCCGCAAGCTGTTCGGGATCGAGATCGAGTGATCGCTCCGCCCCCCGACGGCGCCGGCACGGACCCGAACTTGCTGATCCCGCGGCGCAACCCGAACCTGATCGAGCGGATCGCCGGCGCCATCTTCCGGGCGCAGCCGCAGTACGGTCCCCAGCCGGACCAGCGGCAGAGCACGCAGTCGGGCATCACCGTCCAGGCCCTCCAGACGGTCTACGACCAGGTCTTCCGGAGCCAGCTCGACAGGCTCTCGCTCTACCAGGATGCGGACGAGATCGACGACCTCTCGGAGGAAGTGTCGGTCGCGCTCGACACCATCGCGGACAACGTCACCACCTCCGAGGACGGCGTCCAGATGTCGTTCTCGACCGCCTCCGAAGACCCCGCGGTGGCCGAGGTAATCGAGCAGGTCAACGCGGACGCAGCACTCCACACGGTGGTCTACAGCGTGGTCCGGAACCTCATCAAGTACGGCGACAGCTTCTCGGAGGTCGTGGTCAATGCGAACGCCCAGATCACGCAGATGCGCCAGTTGCCGCCGGTAACGATGTACCGGAACCAGGACGCCCGGGGAGACCTGAAGCTCGGGGCGCCGGAGTACGACGACGACGGGGCTGGCCGGAACCAGGGCGGCGAGTGCGCCTTCGAGCAGCGCGACCAAGACACCCAGTCCATCGTGGCGGCATTCTATCCCTGGCAGATCGTCCACATCAGGAACAACCACGACGGCTTCAGCCCCTATGGCCGGAGCCACCTTCGCGTTGCACGCGTAATCTGGCGGAAGTTGAAGGCGATCGAGGAGGCGATGATCATCGCCCGCCTCGCCCGTGCCTACCCGAAGTACAGGTACAAGGTCGACACCACCGGCCTCGCCCCCCCTGAGGCGGAGGACGCGCTGAACCGATTCCAGCGCGCCGTCAATCAGCGCCAGACGGTCGGCGGCCGGCGCGAGCAGCCGTACTGGATCCTCAGCGACATCTTCTTCACCGCCCCCAAGGTCAAGGACGGGAGCGGCAAGTTCAGCGAGAACGCCACCGACGTCTCCGTTCTGGAGTCCCAAGGGGCGGCCGTCTTCAACATCGATGACGTGAAGTCGTACTTCCATCGCAAGCTCCTCTGCACCCTCCGCATCCCGCCGGCGCACATGGGCTGGGAGGAGTCCGTCAACGCCAGAGCCACGGTCAGCGCCCAGGACGTCCAGTACATCCGCTTCCTGCGCCGCGTCCAGCAGCTCGTCGGCCAGGCCCTGGAGCAGGTCTACGACACGGCCCTGGTGCTGGCCGGCATCGACCCGGCCACCGCCGAATACGAGATCTCCTGGCCCATGCTCAGCGCCAACGACGAGTCCGCCGCTGCCGATGCCGAGTTCAGCCGGGCCCAGGGCGACGAGATCTATGCCGAGCTGAAGGCCATCGACGCCGAGTGGATTCAGCGCCACCGCTTCGACATGACCGACGAGGAGATCGAGGAGATCGAGGCGCGGATGGAGGAGGCCAACCAGGCGGCCGCTGCGGCAGCAGAGGTCACCGCGCCGCCGGCCGACGGATCAGGCGCGCAGGACTCGGTGCCAGTGGAGGCCCTCGACGAGGTCGACCCCGAGGACGACGAGGGGCGCGAGGTCGTGGCCGAGGACGAGATCGTCCAGGCGTGGTCGGCCGCAGCTCGAGCGTCAGCCCTGGCGCACCGCCGCGCCAGGGCGGCCCAGAAGGCGAAGGCTGCCGGCGGCAAGACGAAGGCTGCGCCCAAGACCACCACGCACGCCCCGGTCACCGGGACGCACGCGCACCCGCACGTTCACGGCGAGGTAGTGCACGAGCACGCACATGCCCACGTCGCCAGCGGCAGTCACTCCCACGCGCACGCCGTCCGCCGCGCTCCGACGATCCGAGCCGGCCACGCCTTCGTCTCCGGCGACTCCGATGAGATGCCCGACGACTACGCGGCGCCGCGCGGCCCGGTCGATCGCAGCTCAGTCGTCCTGCTCTCGGAGGCGATCAAAAGCCGGACCCTGGCCATCCTGGAGCGGGAGGCTGAGCGCGTCCTCGAAGAGCAGCGGAGGGCGCTCTCCCGCGCTCGAGAGATCACCGAGGATGTCGCGTGACCACCCACGAGGAGGCCCTGCTTGTCGACCGCGTCTCGGCCGAGGTGGCCGCCGCCTTCCGGCCGCGGCTGCGCGAGATCGAGCGCGAGTCCGATCGCCTGCTCGGTGAGCTGCGCTCCATGCGCCGACGCCACCTGGCCGATGTGGAGCGGCTGACCCGAGAGGCCGAAGAGGCTCGTGCCGAGGCAGGCCGGCAGACCCGACGGGCCGCCGAGTTCGAGGCATTGTTGGCCGAGGCCACACAGCCGACGCTCTCTGTCGAGGGGGCCGGCGCCGCGGCGTGACCGTCCGCCGCATTCCTCGTTCGGTCCTCCAGCGGACCGACCAAGACGCCCAGGTGGGCATCTACGCCCGGAGTCTGCGCGCGATCTGGGATGACTGGCTGCGAACCTCGCTCGCCCGCGGCCTGAGCATGCTCTCGCTCGGCGACCGACTCCAGCAGGCGGCTGAGGCCAGCTACGCTGCTGCCTTCCTGCGCGGAAAGCGCCACGCCTACCCGGCGGCCACCATGGCTCCAGACGATCAGCAGTGGGTGCGTCGAGCGCTGGCGGAGAATCGCAGCTATCTGGACGGGCTGGGCTCGACGATCCAGGAGAAGGCGACCCTCCAGCAGATGCAGGGCGCTGACCTCGCGGATCTCCCCCGAGCGTTCGCCAGCCGCGTCGAGCGGTCCGGAGGGTCACTCTGGCGGGTCACCGAGGCCGGGTACGCGTCCGGCGTGCGAGACCTCTCGGCGGCGCTCGGGATGCGCTTCGGTCTCCCCCTGCGCCAGGAAGACGGCGGCCAGTCGGACGGCCAAGACGAGGAGGCCGCGCTCCTTTCCCTGGCCGCCCTGCTGCGAATCACGTCGACCGCCCTGCGTCGGCTGCTGGCGGGCGGCTCCGTGAGTGCCCTCCAGATCGCCGAGAGTGCCGCGGCACAGGAGGTCGCTGCGGCAGCCGGGGTGCTCCCCGATACGGTCGCCACGGCCGCCACAGAAGCCCTTAGCGGCGCCGGCGCGGCTTCTCCGCTGGCCGCGGCCGACGTCTTCGCCACGGACGAGGCCGCCCTCGCAGGCGACGAGGAGTTGGCGACCGCACTGGGCGTCACGGTGGGCGATCTGCTGAGGCTCGGCAGCCGGGCGGCGCGCGATGGCGGCATCCGGATGGGCACTGCCTACCGGACCCAGAATGACGGCGACGTCTGCCTGCCCTGCCAGTCCGATGGCTCGGGAGGCGAGATGGCCGATGGCGTGTACTGGGAGCCCGACTCGCCGCCCCTGCCAGGAGAGAGCTGCCGGGGTAGGCAGAACTGCCGCTGCTATCTGGAGGCGGTCTACGAGCTCGGCGGAGCGTCCGAGGCGGCCTGATCCAGCACCAACCAGCGGTCGTGCCCGGTGCCGCGGCGATGCTCGCTAGCCCATCTCCCACGCGCCGCAGGCGACTCGAATGGTATCGGCCCCTTGGCCTCCGGGTCGCACTCCCGGCAGACCAGCACGTAGTAGGTCCGCCGGGCGTTCCGTAGCCGCGAGACGTCGGAGGGCGGGTCCACGAGGTCCACGGCCGCATCGTAGCGCCGCTCCCCGGGAGGTCCGGATGACCAGACCCCTCCGCCAGCAGACGACTGACGCGGCCCTGAACCTGCCCGTCGGTGTCGCCAAGCCAACCACCGCAGGAGGCCCCATGGCCAAGTACAGCGCCGAGCAGCTCCGTGGCCTCCTGAAGAAGGGGCAGGCCATGGCGAACGACTCCGGCGAGCCGTCCTACCCCGTCGTCGACGCGGAGGATCTCGCCAACGCGATCCGTGCCGTCGGGCGCGGAGGCAAGTCTGCGGACGCCATCCGCAAGTACATCATCGGGCGCGCTGGCGAGATGGGGAAGTCGGACGCGATCCCCGACACCTGGGCTGCGGACGGGTCGCTGAAGCAGGAGGCCGAGCCGACCTACGACGGCGACTACCGGATCGAGCCCGACGGCCGGCGCGTCTATGACCCCGACCACGACGGGGACGACGACAGCACCGCCATGGGCGACACGGACCACGACCACGTCCGGCCCGACGGCAGCCTGACACCGCTCGCCCAGCGCACCAAGCAGGCCATGCGCGCCGAGCGCGCCGAGCGCGGCGCGCTGTCCACGGTCCTGCTCCTGGAGGGCGAACTGCCCGGGCCGGTCATCCTCCAGGAGGCCACGCCGGAGAACGGCGGTCTGATGCGAATCCGGGTGCCCTTCTACGTCGGCGAGAGCATCGCCCGGGCGCCCGGCTTCGACAAGCGGATCTTCTTCCCCCGATCCCTACTGCCCTTGATCGTGCAGGAGGGCCGCCACCAGATCGCCGAGGGGCGCCAGCCCCTGACCGTCTATGCGCGACACGCCCACGCCATGGCTGACGACCATCTGCCGGTCGGCGCCGTCGTGGACCTCGAACAGGAGGGACGCATTGGCTACGCGACCCTCGAAGTCTCTCCCACGACCGACGGCCGCGACGTCCAGGTGCTCGCGCAGAACAAGCACCTCAACGCGGTCTCGCTTCGCTCGGGCCTTGGCCGGTTCGAGCTGGAGGAGAAGACGGTCAACGGGGAGTCGATGCTGACGCCCAAGCGTCTGGCGATCACCGGCGTGGACTTCGCGCCGGACAGCCCGGCGCAGCCGACGTACGGCGTTGAGATCTTGCAGGAGGACGCGCGTGTCGAAATCCCTCCCGTTCACACCCCCACTCCACCAAGGAGGACAGAACACGTGCCAGACACCGAGCTGAATCTCGGCGCCCTGCGTCGCGAGCACGCGTCGCTGGTGTCCGAGATCGAGGCTCCCCTGCGAAGGGACCTGGCCGAGGTGACCACCGAGCGAGACACGCTCAAGGCCGAGCGGACCACCCTCCAGCAGGAGCGTGACGCGCTGGCCGGCGAGCGGGACGGCCTCGTCAGCGAGCGCAACGCGCGCCTGCGGAACGAGAAGCTCGTGGACATCGCGGCGCGGTTCCCCGAGCCCGAGAAGGCGCTGCCGGTGCTCCAGGAGCTGTGCCGGGACTGCCAGACGGACGCCCAGGTCGCCGAGCGCGCCTTCCCCGTCCTGCTGGAGGCTCTGAGCGCTGCCAAGACGCGGCAGGTCGACACCAAGCCGCCCAAGGAGGCGCTGCTGGACCTATTCCGCGTGGGCGGGGCCGGCCAGCCGGGGCTCAACCAGGAGAACCCGGACAAGCCCAGGGCCGAGGAGCCGGACGCGGCAGCCCTGGCCGGCGGCGCGGCGGAGTTCTGATGACAGACCTCGCCGTCGAGAACGTCGACTCCCAGACCGTCCTGGACTACAGCCGCAACACCGCGCTCCAGGCGGAGCTGCTCGTCCGGAAGTGGTCCAGGCGCCCCACGCTGAACTCCCGCACCGGCAAGGCGGAGTTCGTCGACTGGCTCGGCCAGGAGAGCGTGGAGAGGGGCCTCGGACCGCCCCTCAAGGACCACCGCGCCCGCCTGACCATGGCCGTGCTGCTCGAGAACCAGATGCGGTTCCAGGACTCGAAGCGGCTGGCCGTGACCAACGGCAGCGTCCTCATGCAGGACACCGCCGACCCCGACCTCGCGCTGCCGACCAAGTTCAGCCTGCCGATCGTGAGGCGCATGTACGCGCTGATCATCGATCAGGATTGGATGGTCACCCAGCCGCTCCCCGGCCCCACGGGCTACGTGTTCTGGCTGGACTTCCTGCGCGAGCAGGACTCGACCAACATCCTCTCGGTCGAGTACAACGCCTTCCTGACCGCCGAGCTGGGCGTGCCTCAGAAGGGCAAGATCAGCCTCTCGCGGACGACCATCACCGCCGTCAAGCAGCTCATGGGCATGTCCTGGTCCCTGGAGGCGATGGAGGACGCGCGGGCTCAGCTCGGCCTCGACATCGAGTCGGAGCTGATCGGGGCCTTCTCCCAGGAGTTTCTCCGGAACCTCATGGGCAGGCACCTCAAGGACATCTACATCGCGTCGGTCAGCGGGACCAGCACGGGCGCTTCGCTCGTCAACCCCTGGTCCGGCGCCAACCCGCAGCACCAGCTGCCCAACAAGGGCAGCCTGACCGACACCGACTACAAGGCGTCGATCTACGCAGCGGTGATCGACGCCGACGCCGACTTCCAGCGCGCCAACCGCTACCCCTCGGACGGCATCCTCGCCGGCTACGGGATGGCGGCCTTCCTGCAGAAGCTCAACACGGTCACCGGGACCGAGTCCCCGAGCCAGACCAACATGTCCTCCCTGGGCATCTCCGACTACGGCCGCTACACGGGCCGCTGGCGGATTCAGGGGACGGACTTCCTCCCCGACAACGTGGGCATCCTCTACAAGAGGAACCCCTCGCAGCTGGAGGCCGCGTACATCTACGCGCCCTACCAGCCGGTCAGCGTCACGCCGGCGGTCTACGCCGACTACGACGCGTCGACCGGGGCCTACCAGAACAAGGACGCTTTCGTTCGCAACATTCGCGAGCGCAGCGCCCAAATCGTCACGAAATCATACGCATGGCAGCCGATTCTCGGCCCCAGCAGCGGTTTCGGCCAGTTCTAGCGGACTGGTAAACTAGACACGACAGGGGCCTCGGCTCGAGACCGAGGCCCCTTCCACAGAAGGACCCCGCGAGGCGGCAACCTCCGGGGTCGTGGTCAGCACCTAAACAGGAGGAGCCGACATGACGGAGAGTACCAGCACGGAGGCGTCAGCTCAGCGGCGCTGTTCCCGGTGCGGAGAAGACAAGCCCGCAACGGCCGACTTCTTCCACCGCAACGGCCCTCGCTTGCGGCACATATGCAAGGAGTGCCTGAAGGCGTACAACCGAGCGCGGTACCAGGCAGACCCCGAGGCGAGGAAGGCGAGTGCTCGCGCCTGGGAAATAGCGAACCCGGAGGCCGTGTTGGCTTCGCGACGGCGCAACGCCCCCGCAGCCCGCCGCCGCACCAAGGAATGGCAACTCGCGAACCCCGAGCGCGCGGCTGCCCAGCAGAGAGCGATGCGCCTAAAGGACCCGGAACGCTACCTTGAGTACGTCAGGGAATGGACGCGGCGCCATCCGGAACGCAGCCGGACGATGCGCCAAGAGATCGCGCATCGGCGACGGGCTCGCATGGCGGGGCTCCCGAGCGAAGACGTCGATCTGGCTGCTCTCCTGCTGGAGCATGGCCGCTGGTGCTACCTGTGCGAGCGGGGGATCGGCCTTGACCAAGTGCTGGAGTTCGACCACGTCGACCCCATCGGCCGAGGCGGAGGGCATGTATCGGCGAACGTACGGCCCACCCATCGGCACTGCAACCGGCGCAAGTCGGATCGGCTCCTCTCCGAACTGACCCTCCCGTTCGCCGCGTAAGACCTCTCGCCTTCCCGCCGCGGGACGACTCAGGCCGTCCCGCGGCCCCCTCTCACCAGAGGACCGCGCCCTTGATCTCGTCCCCACGCCCCCTCCTGGTCACCAACACGACCAGGGCGCCGCGCCGCTGCGGTCAGTGGATGCTGCCTCCAGACCAGGCGGTCGCAGTGCCCATGGAGTTCCTGGAGGCATACGGCGGCGCCCGCGGCCTGACCTTCGACTTCTCGGGCGTGCAGGACATGCTGCGGACCCACGACGAGCGCGGGCGCCTGACCTTCGACTTCCACTGCCCGCTCTCGGCGCTGGACGGCTACGGACGCCATGCCTTGACCATCTGGCGGGGACTCCAGGAGATCGGGGCCGCGCCCGTGCTGCGCGACGTCGAGTGGCGCGACGCACTGCATCTGCCCTCGCACGTGCTGGCGGAGGCCCAGGCCAACGGGCCGCGCCTGCCGACCCGCATCGGCGTGGTCATGACGGTGCCCTACGACCGCCACCTGATCTCCCACTCCAGCGTCTGGAAGGTCGGGATCACCCAGTTCGAGACCGACCACGTGCCGTCCTTCCACGTGCACCAGGTCAACCGGCTCGACCATCTGATCCTGACCAGCCACTTCCAGCCGGCCGTCTGGCGCCGCTCGGGAGTCCGCAAGGATCTCCCGATCTCGGTCCTGACGCCCGGCGTGGACACCGAGTTCTACGCCTACCGCGAGCGCCCCGCCCGCGACCGCTTCCGCTGCCTGATCCTCGGCGCCCTGACCGCCCGCAAGGACCCGATCGGCGCCGTGAAGGCGTTCCAGGAGGCGAGCGACGGCGACCCCGGCTGGAACCTCACGATCAAGACCCGGCGGGCGGACGGCATCCTGCTGCTGCTCGACGCGCTCGGCGTCCGGCATCCCCGAGGCGAGCTGCCCGGCTACCCGTGGTCCGGCGCGGCACCCGTCGACTCCCGCGTCGAGCTGGTGCTCTGTGACGACTCCCCCGATATCGTCCGCCAGCGCTACTGGGACCACGACTGCTTCCTCTGGCCCAGCAAGGGCGAGGGCTGCGGACTGCCGCCCTTGGAGGCCATGGCGACCGGGATGGAGGTCGTCATGTCGAACAACTCGGGCATGGCGGACTACGCCTTTCCGGAGCACTGCTGGCCGGTCGGGACCTCGGCCATGGAGCCGGCCGACGTCCCGGGAGGCTTCTCGCGGCAGTACGTCGACACGTACGGCCCGGTCGGCCAGTGGTGGGTTCCCGACTTCGGCCAGGTGGTCAGACAGCTGCGGCGCTGCCACGACGCCTGGGCTCGGGGCCGAGGTAAAGGCCAGCGGGCGGCGGCGTACGTGCGGGCACACCACACGCTCGCGCACCAGGCGCGATCGGTTCAGGAGGTAGTCGAGCGATACGTATGAGAGCCCTGGTCACCGGCGCCGCCGGCTTCGTCGGCAGCCACTTCGTCCGCCATGCGCTACAGCAGCGTCCCGACTGGGAGATCGTGGCCCCGGTCAGCGGCCGGCACCGCGGCGACGCGGCGAACCTCGCGCTCGTGTTCGCATCGCCGCGGTTCCGGGCGTTCCACCACGATCTGCGCTGGCCGATCTCCGACCGCCAAGCGGACGACATCGGCCCCGTCGACGCCATCGTCCACTGCGCCGCCGAGTCCCACGTCGAGCGCTCCATCAGCGACCCGGTCCCGTTCATCCAGAACAACGTCGACACCACGCTGCACGCCCTGGAGTTCGCCCGCCGGCAGCCGCGCCTCCGGGCCTTCGTTCAGATCTCCACGGACGAGGTCTACGGGCCGCCGCAGTCGGGCGAGCGCCACGCGGAGTGGTCGGTGATCCGGCCCTCCAACCCGTACGCGGCGAGCAAGGCGTGCCAAGAGGCGATCGCGTATGCGTACTGGCGGACGAACGATGTCCCGGTGCTGTTCACGAACACGATGAACAACTTCGGCGAGGGCCAGCACGGCGAGAAGTTCGTGCCGTACGTCACCGAGAACATCCTGGCCGGCCGGCGCTTCGGCATCCACGGCCGCGACGGCGTATTCAGTTCCCGCTGCTGGACCTACGTGGTCAACCACGCCGACGCGCTGCTGTTCCTGCTGGACCGGGAGCTTCCGCGCTATCCGTCCAGCCGGGATCCCGAACGGGTCAACATCGTCGGCGACACCGAGCTCGACTCGCGGCGGATGGTGGAGCGCATCGCCGCCTGGCTGGGTCGGGAGGCCGACTGGTACCCGATCGACTACCACGCGACTCGCCCCGGCCACGACCTCCGCTACGCGCTCGACGGCTCCCGACTGGCCGCCATGGGCTGGACGCCGCCCCACAGCTTCGAGGACGGCCTGGGCCGGACCCTGGCATGGGCAGCCGGCAATGTTCGCGCGGAGGCCGGCGCCAGATGAAGGCGGTCATCCTCTGCGGCGGCAAGGGCGGCCGCATCCGGGGGGAGGAGGCGGTGAGTCTGCCCAAGCCGCTGGTTCCGATCGGCGGACGGGCCATGATTCACCGCGTCATGGATCACTACCATCGCCATGGGGTCGCGGAATTCGTCCTGGCCCTGGGCCACCGCGGTGACGAGATCGCGTCGGCTCCCGGCTACAACCCGGACTGGAGCGTCCACTTCGAGGACACCGGGCCACCCGATGAGGTGGGTAAGGCAGGCCGGCTGTTGCGGCTCGCCCACCTGCTGCGCGAGCCCTTCTTCCTCGGCTACTGCGACGACCTCAGCGACGTGGACCTCCTCGGCCTGGCCGTGCTGCGCGAGCACTGCGGCGCCCTCGTTGCCATGACGGCGGCTCGTGCGCGCCTGCCCTTCGGGGTTGCAGGGATGGTGGGCGCGAGAGTCACCAGCTTCGAGGAGAAGCCGCTCGGGCCATGGGCCAACGTCGGCTCCTACTGCGTGCACCCACAGTTGCTGTCCCGGATCGATGGCGACGCGGCCGATCTGGAGGCGGATGTGCTGCCCGGCCTGGTTCGCGAAGGGCGCGTGTGCGCGATGCGGCACGCTGGCCTGTGGCTCCAGGTCAACACGCCGATCGAGCTGGCGCGAGCGAACGAGCTGCATGCGGCCGGACGACTGGCGCTGACGGCGTGAAGCTCTCGGTGGTGACCGCCATGTGTGGGCGGCCGGAGATCACCTGTCGGTTCCTGGAGGAGACCGCCGCGCGCTGCACGACGGACCCGGAGCTCGTGATCGTCAACAACGGGTCCGCAGACGAGGAGATGGAGCAGGTCGCGCTCCGGGCGCTCGCTCTGGGCCTGGCGCCGCAGGCGCACACGCTGGCCAAGGCACCCCAGACAGAGGGCAGTATCCGCGCCTTCAACTTCGGCGCCCGCTGCGCCACGGGCGATGTCCTGGCGATGCTGCACAACGACGTGCTCGTCCGCGAGGAAGGGTGGGATCGCCGCCTGTTGGAGTTCGTGAGCGGCCAGGCGCGCGCCGGGATCGTCGGCTTCCACGGCGCCCAGGGCCTCGGCGCGTTGGACATCTACCGCACGCCGTACCGCCTGGAGCAGCTGGCCCGCTGGAACTGCTGGTCGAATCTGGAGGACTGGGAGGCCCACGGTAATCACGCCGAGGCCGCACTGCCGGTCGCCGTCGTGGACGGCCTCGCGATCTGCTGCTGGCGTGCGGACCTCCTGGCCTGGGGCGGCTTGGACGAGGGCCTCGGGCCGCACCACATGTACGACAACGACATCTGCCTGACCGCCCTCGCCGCCGGCCGGACCAACTACGTCCTGCCGATCCTGGCGCGCCACCTGAGCGGCCAGACGGCGAACTACCCGCGCCACAACGAGGCGTTCGTGCACCTCGGCGGAGACGCGGGCATTCACCGCACGGCCCATGCGCGCTTCTACGAGAAGTGGCGAGGCCGGCTGCCGGTCTACGTCGGCCAGTCGGCCGAAGAGACCGCCTGGTGGAGAATGCAAGGGCGATGAGGTGGGCCTACGCCGTCACGACCTACGCCTCGGGGCCGATGCTCCAGACCACGTTGGCCTCGATTCCCGAGGACTCTCGCGTCCTGGTGGTCGACACGCGGACCAGCCGCTGGCCGCTGGCGCGATCCTGGAATCACGCGGTCGACACGCTGCTGGAGGAGGGCTTCGACGCCGTCATCGTCATGAACGACGACGTCGTCCTGCGACCCGACACCGGCGAGCTGCTGGCCTGGGGTCTGCTGGAGGGGCAGTTCATGGTCGACCGGCCCTACGTGAGCGACTGGGGTGCTGCGGGCCACCCGGAGTTGCTGCTGCTCTCCGCGCGCCACGCCGCCAACTCGGACGCCTGCACCGACGTACCGGACTGGGACCTGCTGCATGGAGCCGAGCCGAAGTGGCAGCCGGGACCGGACTTCTCGACGTTCTGCGTCGGGCACCGGTTCCGCGAGGTGGTGGGGCGCTTCGACGAGGGATTCGAGCTGTGGTTCGAGGACAATGACACCCACAGGCGCATCCGCATGGCGGGCTGCGAGGCCGGGGCGCTGGCGCCGTACTGGCACTTCCGGAACGGGACCATCCGCACGGATCGGGCCTGGGCCGCAGCTGCGACGGCCCCGGGCGGCACCTTCGAGCGGTCGAAGCGTCGGTACGCGGAGAAGTGGGGAGCGCCATTCGACGCCGGCAGCCCCCTGGGCCGCGAGACGCTGGCCGTGCCGCGATTCGGCGACGGCGTCCTGACCCCGGCGGCGACCTCGTGAGCGGCGCGCGGCCAGCAGCCGGGCACCCGCCGGACCACGAGCCGTGGTGGCTGTTCCTGCGCCAGGAGATGCGCGAGGGGGACATCCTCGTCGATGTCTTCTACTGCGCCCGCTGCCTGGGGCGGATCGAATGCGAGGCGACGGGCTCGCCGGTGCCGCCCGATCGAGCTGACGCGCGCCGTCGCGGGCCGCTCCAGGTGCTGGGCTCGGCAGCGCGGGGCGAGCACCCGGGAGAGATCCGGTTGTCGGGACGGGGGGTCCGCTGATGCACTCGCTCGTCCGGGCCAAGATCGCCTGGTTCACCGACGAGGGCCACGAGATGCGCGGCGTCGTCCACATAGGGGCCAACGATGGCGAGGAGGTCGCCTGGTACCTCCAGCGCGACCATCGCCCAGTCCTCGCCTTCGAGCCGCACCCAGAGCCGTTCGGGGAACTCCAGGCGATGTACGGCGACCCTCACGGCGTCATCTGCGTGAACATGGCGCTGGGGGACCGGGACGGCGAGCTGACCCTCCAGATCCCCGAGGACGGCGACACGAAGCACGCCTCGAAGTACCCGCCGGTCCCCACTGATGGCGACAACCACGCGTGGACGCTGGTGCCCAACGCCGCGGCGATCACGGTCCCGCTCCGGCGCTTCGATAGCTGGGCCGCCGAGACGTGCATCGACCTCGCGCCCTTCGACGTCCTCGTGATCGACGTCCAGGGCATGGAGCTGGAGGTGCTGCGCGGGATGGGCCGCACCCTCGACGGGTTCCGGTTCCTGAACATCGAGTGCTCGGAGCAAGCGATGTACGACGGCGAGGCGTCCGCTCAGGAGGTCATCGACTGGCTCCGCGTCCAGGGCTTCGAGCCGCAGACGCCGATCGAGACGCACGACGATATTCTCTTTTTAAGGGTTCGCGAGCCCGAGGCGGCGGACGCGCGGGTAGAGTCTGTCGCTGACCTCGGGCGCGCAAGCGAGTCGGTGGATCGCGACTCGGCGCGGGGCTCGAAGCCAGTAGCGGACCCGAGGCCACCGCTGCGTGAGTGGGCTCGCGAGAACGGCTGGCCGGAGATGAAGGACGGGCGCCGGCGGGTCCCGGACGAGGCCAAGCAGGCGTACGCCGAGGCGTTCCCCGGATGATGACCGGCATCCCCACGGCGCTCACCCGGGCCGAGGCCGCGCAACTCCAGGAGTTGGCCCGCGGCGGCCTGGTGCTCGAGCTGGGCGCGCAGTACGGCGCGAGCACCATCGCCCTGGCCGGGACGGCGCGGCGGGTTCACTCGGTCGACTGGCACGCGGGCGACTCCATGGCCGGGCACATGAACAGCCTGGAGGCGTACTTCGCAAACCTGCGCCGGGCCAACGTGACGAACGTCGTGACCCACGTGGGCCGCTTCGAGGACGTCCTGCCGCTGTACCGAGACGGCAGCTTCGACGGCAGCTTCCTCGACGGCGAGCACGACCGGGCCAGCGTGGAGCGCGACACCGAACTGGCCATGCGCCTGGTCCGCCGCGGTGGCTTCTTCGCCTGGCACGACTACGGCCGCTTCGAGGTCGCCGGGGTCGTGGGTCGAGTGGTGGGCGACCTCGCGCACACGCACCCCAAGTCGATCCACCGCGTCGACTACCTGGCCTGGGTCCACCTCTGATGCCGCAGGCGCTGAACACGTTCCAGATCCAGCTCGGGCCGAGCCGGTGGGACGCCGTGGCCTACGTGCGAGGGCTCTGCGACGACGTCCTGACGCCCTACGTCGTCCCCAACGAGACCTACGCCAGCTTGGCCGAGGACGTCGCCGAGGACTTCTCCCGCTTCGTCCCGCTCGACTACTGGGTCGGCAGCCCCGCTCAGGGCACCTCGCCGCTGGTCACGGTCGCCAACCAGGCGGTCTACGTCTGCTCCCCGGCCAACGGCTTCATGGTTCCGCCAACGCGCATCACCGAGTTCGCCTACGGAGCCACGGAACTGCTCAATGCGGGTACCGAGCTGGCCTGGCTCGTGCTGCTGCCGTCCTCGCCGCTGAACCGCTTCGCGTTCAGCCCCTACCTGCTCGATTCCCCATCCGAGCGCATCCTGCGGGACCAAGCGCTCGCTGAGCTGTCGAAGTACGGCCAGGGCGCCTACGCCTTCGATCGGGACCCGGCCACCGGGCTCCTCTCGGCGGCCATCTACCCGGCCCCGACGATCGCCGGCCTGCCCCTGTTCGCGCACTACCAGGCGAGTCACGTGGCGACCACCGACAGCCTCGGCAGCGCCATCTACGCCACGATCCCGGAGGACAGGAAGCGCCACTTCGCGAGGCTGCTCTACTGCCTGGTGCTGGAGTTCGAGTTGCGGCGGGCGGCCCGCGCGACATCGACCTCGGCGGGCATCCTGCGCGGAACCACCTCCCCGGGGGCGATCGCAGCCATGGTCGACCGCATCCGGAACGAGACGTACCAGCAGCTCGGGGCCGCCACGCCGGTAGCGATCCACACGTACTGAGGGGTCGCGCAGGGAGGCTACTGGTTGTCCGGATGGTCCGGGTTGGGCACCGCGCCTTGCCCGCAGGCGCCTCCGCACTCTCCGCCACACAGGGGACAGATCCACCTCGGCGGCGGCGGTGCCGGGGCCGGAGCGGGGTCGTCTTCAGCCAAGACATCGGTAGAGATCATGAGGTGAGCCTACATGGCCCCCACCGCCGTCCAGCTCGCCCAGTACCACTTCCACCGCTCGCTCTGCCGCGCCGGCATCCCCGGCCTTGGTCCGATCGGCCAGAGCACCCTCCAGCACCGGGCCTTGCAGGGCACGCTCTCGGCGCCGTCCCCAACCGGTAACGTGCTCTACACCGGCCCGGCCCCGTCGACCACAGATGGCGTCGCGTCCTCGACGCGGGTCTGGGCAGTCTCCGAGCCGATGTCCACCAGGGCTGGCAGCGGCGGCGGCACGGAGACGGAGATCGGGCAGCAGGGACTGCCGATGCTTCGGGCGCAGTGTCCGTTCATCGACGACACCAGCGCCCCCGTCGCGATCGCGGAGGACGACATCTTCGTGGACGCCGCCGGCATCAAGTACCGCGTGGCCAGCCCGACCCCGACTCCCGACGCGAGCCTCTGGACGTTCGAGTTGGTCAAGCTGCGCTGATGGCCCTCACCATCGCAGAGGGGGGTGGCCGTGCCGGCATCTCGTTCGACGAGGCGGCCTGGACGAAGGTCGTCAACCGCTACAAGAACGCATCCGAGAAGGTCGCCCTGGTGCAGCGGGGGCTCGTCCAGTGGGCGGTGGCTGAGGGGATCAAGGAGGCCCGCCACCAGATCGACACGCTGGTCTACAAGGCCCCGATCACGGCCTCCGGGTACATCCGGACCGGCGACACCCGGCGCGCGATCACCCGGAAGACCGCGACGACCTGGGCTCCTCGGGCCGGTGCCTCGGCCACGATCCACGTCGACCCGGCGATCGCCAACCGGAACGGGTTCTACTACCCGGCGGTGCTGAACGTCGGCATGCGCAAGCGCCGCGCCTACTACGCCCGGCCCTTCTGGACGGCGACCAAGGCCGTCATGCGGGTGCGCTACGCAGCGCAGGGTCGCATCGCTCTGCGCCAGCTCAGCCAGGAACTGAGGATCGACTGAGGTGGTCACCGACGAGATCCGCAACCAGGTGATGGGCAGCCTGCTGGCCTACAGCTTCTCGGCTGCCTTCCCCTCGGGATACACGGGTGCCAAGGCGGTCACGATCATGCACGGCTGGCCGAGCGACCTGATCGACAACATGCTGGCCGAGACCGACGGGCAGATGACGAGACCGGTCGTCAGCGTCAACGAGGTCGACGTCGCCGATACGCACCGCAGCCTCGGGAACATCGCTACCGCCGGGGCGCCGGTCGGCATGGTGCGCCGAGCAACCAGGATCGAAGCGACGTACCTCGTCGGCTGCTGGGCGGACCAGCGACTCGGGGGTGCGGACATGGCAGAGGCGATCGGAGGACTGGTCATCGGCTGGGCCTTCGTCTCGTCCGAGAGCCTGGCCGCCTACCGACACCTGCGCGCGTCGGCCAGCCGGCCCGCGTACCACGTACGAGAGCAGCTCTGGTGCTACGACGTGACCCTCACGGGGACCGCGCTGCTCTCGTACGACTCGACCACCTGATCGGGATCGGGGCCAGCCACCCCGCCCGCCTCCGTCGCCTTCCTCTCCATTCGTCGAGGCATCGGGCAGATCGCGCCCGGCGCGGAGATGGCCCGCGACGAGCCCTGCTCGCGAACTCGCGAGCCCACCCTGCGGCGCCTCGCCAGCAGCCGCACATAACGAGGAGGAGATACCCCATCAGTCCCTCCCTGAACGCCCTCCAGCCCGAGGGCGTCTCCTTCGGCACCGAGATGCTCCTACAGGCCATCGGGCCGTCGGGGCTCTACGTAACAGTGGGCGAGATCTACCAGCTCGACTTCGAGTTGGACGACATGCTGACGCCGCTACCCGTCCTGGGCAGCCGGCGCATCGGCTACCGCAAGGGCCAGCTCAAGGTCAGCGGGACCATCAAGTCCTACTGGCTCAACGCGGCCGTGCACTCGATGATCCTCACGGCCTCACCGGTGGCAGCGGCGGGCAGCGCGTCCGTCACCTACCACTCCAGCCTGCCCAACCAGCGGTACAACATCCGGATCAACTCGTCGAACCCCAGCGGCTACAACGTGACGTTCATCAACGTCTCGCTGGCCAAGGACGGGCTCTCGATGGCGCCCGACAAATTCGTCGAGGAGAGCATCCCTTTCAACGCCGAGGATCTCATCTGGGGCAGCGCATAGGCGCGAACGGCTCGTAGCGGGCCGGCCCAGACACTCAACCACAAGCGCAGGAGCCGGCAAAGGACATGGAGACGGACTTGGCACAGGCAACGGACGCGACCGGGCGGGCAGAGGCGCCCGCGCACTACCACTACGAGGTGAGCGACGCCTCTCCCGCCGCAGCGCGAGCGCTCCGACAGCGCATCAACGGCTGCCACTGGACCTTCGCGACCCAGCTTCTCGACATTCTCGACTGGGTCTGCCCCACCGAGCGCCAGCACGAGCACGCGCGCCGGAAGGCTCTGGACCTGATCAACGGCCAGGAGCGGGCCATGGCGGCCATCATCAACAGGGCGCTCGCGCCGGAGGCCAGCGATGCCGCGGCCAGGTGACTCGCTGGGCGCCCTGGATGTCGAGGCGCTGGAGGTCACGGCGCAGACCGAGGATGCCCAGGACATCGACATCGACGCCTGGCTCACCGATCAGGCTGCGGCGGCCAAAGAGACCGGCGAGGTCGTCATCGACGGCAAGCGCATCAAGATCGCGGTCGTCTCGGAGGGCGAGGAGAACAGGCTGATCAAGCGCGCCCGCCGGCCCAACTCCAAGGACCCGCGGGACACCAAGGTCGACATGCTCCTCTACCGCAGGGAGTACGTGGCGTTCTCGCTCAGCAAGGCGTACGGGCGCCCGGTCCTGGCCGAGGCTCTCGAGAGCATGCCGCCGGGGAACCTGACGAAGCTCCAGAACGAGATCCAGCGGCTGTCCAAGTACGAGCATCCCGAGCACCAGCTCGACCCTTTCTCGTTTTTGGGCTGAGCATGCGCTCGGAGGTCGGCCCCGGGGGCCGGCCAACTCCGAGCTTCCCTCAGGCGCACACGCTGCGCTGGCTCCTCTCCTGGTGCTCGCGCCACGGGCTCAACCCTCAGCGCTTCTACGAGGAGGAGTTCAGCCTGTTCCCGCGCGCCTACCTACTGGTTGCCGCCTACGAAGCGTGGGAGGCCGATCAGCGGGCGAAGGACATCGAGAAGGCTCGCCGGGGTTCGGGACGCCAGTCGTAGGAGGTCGCTGCCATCGAAGAGCTCGCTCTGAAGTTCACGGCCTACGACTTCATCTCGGGGGTCGCTCAGAAGGCTGGCGAAGCTCTGGGGCTACTGAAGTCGAGGGCACTGGACAGCGGTTCGAGCCTGGAGACGATGGGCCAGAAGGCGAAGTTGGCCTCCGTCAACGCCGAGGCTCTCGGGCTCAGGGCGAAGCTGGCGGCCGACAACGCGGTGATCCTGAAGGAGAAGGCAGAGGCTGCCGGCGAGGGCGCCGGCATGCTGGCGACCAAAGCGGAGCTCGCAGCCAAGAACGCTGAGTCGCTGGGCTTGCAGGCCAAGCTGGCCGGAGCCGCAGCCGCCGAGATGGCCACCAAGGCAGAGGCGTCGGCGGCCGGGTGGCTGACGCTCGGGAACGCGGCCAAGGTCGTCGGGGCGGCGTGGATCGGGGTTCAGGTGGCGCTCGTGGCTGCGGTGGCGGCGACGGTCCCGATGGCCGCCGCGTTCCAGAGCGCCACCGAGATGGTCCACACCCAGGCGGGCATGGCCCAGTCGGATATCGGGAAGGTCCGCCAGGGACTGCTCGACATGGCGCCGGCCGTCGGCATCGGGCCGACCGAGCTGGCCAACGGCTTCTATCATGTGGCGAGCGCCGTCACCAACCTGCCGCCAGCGCTGCGGAACGTCAACGACGAGCTGAAGATCTTCGGCGAGGCGGCGAAGCTATCGAAGATCGGCAATGCCGGCCTGGAGCAGTCGACGCAGGCCGTGATCGGCGTCATGGCCGCCTACGGGTCCGCGAACTACACCGCCACCCAGGCCGCAGCCCAACTCAACGCGATCGTCGGCGCGGGCGACATGCGCATGGAGAAGCTGACCGCCGCCATGGCGACCGGCATCCTCCCGGCCGCCAAGACCGCTGGCATCTCCCTCCTCGACGTCGGCGCGGCCCTGGCGACTCTCACGGACAACGTCACGCCGGCGGACGAGGCCGCGACCCGACTCCGCATGACGTTCTCGATGTTGTCCGCCCCGACGGGTGCCGCCCAGAAGGCACTCGCCGCGATCGGCATCAACTCCACCCAGCTCGGCTACGACATGCGCAAGCCGGACGGGCTGCTCGTCGCGCTGACCGATCTGAAGTCGCACCTGGGTCACATCGACGCCTCCGCGCTCAAGGGTGGGATCGGCGAGGTGAAGACGGAGCTGGACCACTTCGGGTTCAGCGCCGACCAGATCGACAAGATGCTCAGCAAGCTCGGCCCGGATGCGGTGGAGCAGTCGGTGATCCTGGCCCGCGCCTTCGGAGGCGGCCGCTCAAGCGCCGCGGTCATGACCCTGCTCACCGAGTTCGACTCGTTCAAGGACAAGTACGGGGCCATCACGGCGGGAGCCAACAATTGGGGGGACGCCTGGGCCCAGACCACAGCCACTGCCGAGTTCCAGTGGTCGCGTTTCACGTCCCAGGTGCAGCGCGGCGCCATCATCATCGGAGCCACCCTCCTGCCGATCGTCACCAGCGGCCTCCAGGGACTCACCGATGGGCTCGGCAAAGTGGCTCCGGTGGTCGCCCGGGTCTGGAACGCCCTGCCGGCTCCGCTCCAGGCGACGATCTCGCCAGTCGTCGCCGCGGTGAGCCACGTCGACCAGATCCAGAGCGGCTTGGGCCAGCTCCAGCGCACGGCCACCCCCCTCGTGCAGGCCATCGGCGCCGGCATGGCCGCGCAGCCGTTGTCGCCCACGAGAGGCGCTGATCTGGCGGGCGGCCCGAGAAGCCTCACGGCGGGCCAGCAGGCAACGGTCGCCACGCAGACCGCCCTGCAGAAGGGTGGCCTGGACGCGGCAGGCGCCTCCATCGGCCAGTTCATCGCTGGTGCCCTGACCGCCCTGCACCAAGCCTGGGGCTGGGCCGTCGGCGTCGTGAAGCCGCTGCTGGACGAGGTCCGGGTCTGGTGGCACCAGCACGGCCAGGAAGTGATGAAGGTCGTCAATGGCGCGCTGAACGAGCTGCGGCGGACCTTCAGCCAGGCGATGGGCGGGATCATGGCCGTCGTCGGACCGGCGCTGGTCGCAATCCGGTCGTGGTGGAAGGGGCACGGCGACGAGGTGCTCATGGTCCTCCGGGCGACCTGGAACACGATCGTGGAGGTCATCTCGATCTTCCTGCCGATCATCCTCCACCTGATAGGCGGCGCCTTCCAGTTGATCAAGGATATCGTGAGGCTGGCCTGGGATCTGGTCATCGGCGTACTGCGAATCGCCTTCGACATCGTGGGCGGCATCTTCACCGTCGCGCTGGACATCATCACCGGCCACTGGGACCGGGCCTGGACGGACCTGCTGGCGATCTTCGGCAACGTCTGGAACGACATCAAGAGCCTGCTCGGCAACGTCCTGGGTGACCTCGGCGGCCTGCTCGGCGACTTCGTCGGCATCGTGGCCCAGCTGGGAGGCGACATCATGGGCGCCCTCGCCCGCTCCTTCAAGGACGGCGCCAACGACGTGATCAACGTCCTCAACGGGCTCATCGGCGGCCTCAACCAGGTACTCGGCAACTTCGGGATTCACATCCCACTCGTTCCGTTGATCGGCGCCAGCGGTGGCGGCGGCGCCGGCCTGGGCATGCGAGTGGGCAGCAGCCACCAGGGCGGGATGGAGGTCGGCGGCATCTTCGACCGCGCGACCGCGATCGTGGGCGAGGGCAGCTTGGCGCATCCCGAGTGGGTGATCCCGACCGACCCGCGCCACCGCGGCAACGCCATGGGCCTGCTGAACAGCCTCCTGCCCGCGCTCGGCCTGGCCAGCGGCGGCTGCCTGAGCTGCGGCGCCCGCCACCAGATGGGCGCGGGCGCGCCCGGCACCACCCCGGGGAGTTGGGGAGGGCAGTGCGTGACCTTCGCCCAGAACATCCTCGGAACTTACTGGCCGGTATCGGCTGCCAACCAGTTGACTGCATACGTCAACTCGCAGATGGCAGTACCCGGCGAGGCGGCCGTGTTCACTGGCGGGCCCTTCGGTCACGTGGCCGTGGTCACTGGCCCAGGTGACGGGTTCTGTATAGCTGGCGGTACGCCAATCCTGACCGATCGCGGCGAGGTGCCGATCGAGTTGGTCGAGCCCGGCGATCGAGTGCGGACCCGTGGCGGATGGAACCGCGTCCTATGGTCCGGCATGACTCGCAGGGACGCCGAAGTCGTCGCGATCTCAGCCGGCGGTCGAGAGTTGGTCGTTACCCCGGACCACCACGTCTGGATGAGCCGGTCGCTGGCGGTCCCGGAAGGCAGCGTAGTTGCATTGGTCGCTGCAGTAGATGCGGCGAGCAGTGGGGCGGGCGATCAGAACTCCGCACCGCACGCAGTGCGTCCGGACGATGCATCCGTGCTCGGCTCGCCACTGCTCGCGCTTCCGCTCGTTGATGCAGATGCGGCACCGACGCCAACCGCTGGCGGTGTAGGCGGACTCCGGTCCATATGGATGGCCCGCAGGACAGGCGTCCTTGTCGCGGTTGGCGAGAGGGATTATGGCGGCTTGGCCGATGACGCCGTGCGCGGCCTCGGATCTCCGGATTCCGAGATACGGCAGCAGCAGATCGGCTACTCGCCTAGCCTCTGGCGTGCTGCGAGTTCTCCAGCGCCACTGGGTCTTGTTGCCTGGGACCTGACCGACACGTTCTACGACCGATCCGCATCCGACGATGGCCGCGAACCGTCGCACGATGTCCTCATCGGTCATAGACAGGGTGGCGCGCGGGATGCGATGGCGCATCGTCTTCCCGCTGTAAAAGCAACCCTCTCCCTCGAAGAGCCCAGCAGCCCATGCGATGTCGATCTCGGTCGCCACGGCTCTGATTTTACCCGGGGACAGTGGGTTCCTGCCATTCAAATCGGGTCTGGCGATACGGTCTGGCTGACCAGTCCCAATATGGACATAGTTCCAGTCACGGTAACGAGCGTCCGGCCGCGACCGCGCGTGGATACTTACGACCTCACGGTCGAGGGGGACCACGAGTTCTTTGCCGACCGCATTCTGGTCCACAACTCGTTCCCGGTCATCGACTCCAACTGGGTTGGCCCCGAGACCATCGGGACTCACGTCATGTCGCGCAGCATGTACGGCTTCGCTGGCTTCATCAACCTGGGCCGGCCGCCGAACCCTGCTGTGCTGGCCGCCTCCCACGCCAGCGGCTTCAGCCTCAAGGGCCTGGTCGACTCTACCCTCTCTCCGCTGGAGAAGACCCTGGCGACCGGCTGGATCGGCCAGTTGGAGAAGGGCGTCATGGACCTGCTCGCCACCGGGGTCAAGGGCGCGCTGCCATTCGACCAGGGTGGCGTCCTGCCGCCGGGCCTGACCCTGGCCTACAACGGCACCGGTCGCGGCGAGACGGTGCTCGGCCCCGGCCAGCAGCAGCAGGGACAGACCATCAACGTCTACGTCACCCAGCCCAACGCCAGCGCTCACGAGATCGCTTGCGAGATGGCCTGGGCGCTGAAGACCACCAACTGACGTGCCGACGCTGGCCACGACGCCGTATACGCTCAGCTACAACGGCCTCTCGATCGGCGCCGGCACGGCATACGACCTCCAGGCGATGACCGGCTTCGACGATCTGCCCGAGGTGCGCAAGGCAGACCAGCGTCGGTCGGCCGACCACGGCGCCTTCCTGGGCATCGACTACCACGGCGGCCGAACCGTCGAGTTCGCGTTCTGGATCCCGGCCAGCAGCCTCGCGGACTACGAGAGCCGCCTCGGCGTGATCCAGGCCGCGATCAACGTCCAGCCGCTGGTCGAACTGCCGCTGCTCTACGCACTGGGCGACGCGGTCCAGTACCAGATCCTCTGCCGGCCGTCCAAGCGCGACATCCCGCGGACGCTGGAGTGGGCGGGCACCACCGGCCTGGCCACCATCCAGATGATCGCGTCGAACCCCCGCAAGTTCGCGCCTTCGGTCACATCGGCCGTCACCAGCCTCGCTGCGATCAGCGGCGGGATGACGTTCAACGCCACCTTCCCGCTCTCGTTCGGCGCGGTGGGCGGCGGCGGCACGCTGACTCTGACCAATGCCGGCAACTTCCAGACGGCCCTCAACTTCAGCATCGCGGGGCCGGTGGCGAACCCCATCATCGACAACCTGACGACCGGCCAGTCGCTGCTGTTCGGGATCACGCTGGCCAGCGGTGACACCCTGGTCATCGCCAACGCCGGGACCTCGGTAGCCAGCATCGTCCTCAACGGCACCGCCAGTCGGTACAACGCGCTCCTGGCCGGCTCGGCGCCGCTCCAGCAGTTCGGCCTCCCCGGCGGACTCCCGGGACCATGCGCGGTAGGTACCTCGCAGCAAATTCGCTACCGGAACAACGGCGCAGGATCAGCCAGTCAGCTCACGGTCACCTACCAGAGCGCTTGGGTCTGAGGGCCGCCGCACGAGAAAGCGGTTCTCCCTGCGCTCCGACCGAGCTCCGACCCAGGGCCTGCCCGCCCGCTCTCCAGTCGCAATCCTTCGCGAGGTCGCATGGCCGTCTACCGCTACCGCTTCTACGACCTGGCCACGAACTCGCTGTTGGGCGAGTTGCCGCTGATCGGGGTCACATTCGCTTCGAAGTTCAACGATGTTGGGGACTTCAGCGCCAGTCTGCTGATGGCTGATTCGCGGATCGCCGCCATGCAGCCCCTGACGGTCACCCAGCCGGGGCGCACGGCCGTCTACGTGGATCGCGACGGCACACTCGTGTGGGGCGGCGTGGTGGTCCTGCGCGGATACCAGGCCAGCACCTTCATGCTCGCGATCCGGGCCTCCGAGTTCATGTGGTACTTCAGCCAGAAGAGAGTCATCGCCACCACCAAGGCGTACACCAACCAGGACCAGCTCTTCATCGCCCAGGATCTCGTCAACTACGCCCAGGGGGTCGCCAGCGGGTCCATCGGCGTGGTGGTCCCGAGCAACACATCCGGCGTGTTGCGCACGGTGACCTACAACTCGACCGATCGGAAGAAGGTCGGCCAGGCCATCGCCGACCTCGCTCAGCTCGACAACGGGTTCGACTGGGCGATCGACGTGGCCTACGTGGCGGGGCTCCCGACCAAGACGCTCACGCTCAGCTACCCGCGCCGGGGGGTCACGTTCCAGAACTCCGGCTGGACCTTCGAGTACCCGGGCAATATCCACGACTACACCTGGCCGGAGGACTCGTCCAGCCAGGCCATCACCGCCTACGTCCAGGGCGCTGGCACCGGGACGAACATGGTCAGCGCCACCAACACCAACACCGCGCTCCTCGACGGCGGCTACCCGCTCATAGAGGACCTCTTCCAGGCCAAGGACCAGACCGACCCGGGGATGCTGGCGGCCCGCGCCGTGGCGGCGGTCAAGGCGTACGCCAACCCGGTCGTCCTGCCGCAGTTGTACGTGCGCGCCAACCAAGATCCGCTGCTGGGCTCCTACAAGGCGGGTGACGACGTCCGCGTCCGGATCACCGACCCACGCTGGCCAGCTCAGGCGGGGGCGCCCGGCCTGGAGACCTTCTACCGGATCACGACGATCCAGGTGACCCCTCAGGACAATGCTCCCGAGACGGTCACGCTGACCCTGGGGGCCGTCCCCTGAGCTACACACCGCTCCCGGACGACTTCGTCCGCGCGTTCAAGGCGCTGGAGCGCCGAGTGGCGATCCTCGAGAACGTCAATCCTGGCGCGGTCGGCCAGACCGCCTCTGCTCTCACCGTCATGGGCGGGATCACAGCCACGGCGGCCATCGCTGCCGGCGGGATCGTTACCGGCTCCGGGGGCCTTGTCGTCGGTGCTGGCGCCACCCTGACGCTGGTCACCGTCTACACGCCGACCCTGACGCCGGCCGCCTGCGCCGCCTCGATCGGGTTCCAGCAGCAGACGTTCACCGTCACCGGCCTGACCACGGCAGACAAGATCTTCGTCAACGGACCGGCGCCGGCCGCCCTCGCGGCGATGGTCGCCGCTCGGGTCTCAGCCGCAGACACGCTGGCCCTGACCTTCGCCAACCTCAGCGCCGCCGCCAACGTCCCGGCCGCCGGCGTCTACACCGTGCTCGCCATCAGGAGCTGACCTTCAGAGCGGCGCTGCCGCAGGCCAGTGCCCGAAGCCATTGCGGCGGCGCACCTTGCAGCCGGCCGGGCCGATTTCGACCTCGTGCCGGCCGCTATCGGCGGGCACGGCTATCTGGAGAACCACGCGCCAGCCGTCAGGCACGGGTGGCAGCGAGTTGACTCCCGGCCACAGCGCCTCTGGCGCGGGCGTGCCGGTGACGACCTGGAAGCATCCGTCCCGCTCAACGAGAAGGTCGACCCGGTCCCGCGGAGCAGCCCAAGCCAGCGACAGCGTGATCGGTTCGGTCACCTGCCGACCCTACCACCGGAGAGCCCATGGCCCTGACCGATCACGTCGTCGTGCTCGCCCACCTGCAACCCCAGGTGATCAGCGCCCCGCCTGCGCAGAATTGGGAGGAGACGCTGCGTCGACTGGGGATGCCCGAGGAGACGATCGCCGCCCTGCCGCCGTCGGCTCGCGCGCAGTCGGTCGGTGTCGCTGGCGATGCGGTCGTCTCGGCGTCGGCGCTCGACATCCGGCCGGGCGGCATCGTCACCGAGGTCGACTGGCCGTGCAGCTGCGGCGCTCGACTCCACGCACACCACGACTTCGTGCTCGCGGCATGGGCGAAGCACGTGGCCGAGGCCGAGGGGATCGACGCCGACCACCTGGAGCGCCACGCCGTGCAGGAGATCGATGGGAAGTGGCGGCCCGACGGCAAGCCGCGGGTCCACTGCCGCTGCGGCGCCCGCTTCGAGAGCGCGAGCCTGATTCCGGATCTGACCGCCTGGGAACAGCACGTGAGGGCGGCGTGACGGACACCTACTTCCCGTCCGGCCCGCGCTCTTGGTGGCCGCCGTACCTGCGCCGGCGCGTCCGCGAACTGACGGACGACGTGCTCCAGGCCGAGGGCGAGAGGGCCGAGCGGGTCTGGGCCGCCCAGGCAGACCCGCCCGATGTTCGCATCGCCGTTACCGGTGACCCCGCCCAGATCGCCCGGTCCGCGGCCTGGGTCACGAGGGCCGGGAGGTGACTGCGAACGCGGTCCCGTACGCCGTGCAGGCGCTCAGCCACCCGGCCGACAACTTCCGCCGCGCCCAGAGCTTCGCGAATCTCGGCCAGCAGGGGGTTCGCTCATGGGTCGTCGGCGACATGCTCGTCACGGCCAACGGCACACCGAACATGTCGGTCAACGTGGCGGCCGGCCAGTGCCTCATCAACGGCACCCAGAACTCCACGAGCCAAGGGAGCTACCACGGCCTCAACGACGCCTCCGTGAACCTGGCCATCGCCGCCTCGGACGCCACCAACCCACGCATCGACATCGTCGTCGCCCAGGTCCGCGACGCAGCCTACAGCGGCGCCAACAACGACTTCATCCTGGCGGTGGTCACCGGGACGCCCGCCGGCTCCCCGGCAGCGCCCGCGACCCCGGCCAACGCCATTGTGCTCGCCCAGATCGCGGTTGCGGCCAACGCGACCACGATCGTCAGCGGCAACATCACGGACAAGCGCCCGATCGTCGGGGTGCCCTTCAAGGCATATGGCTACGCCGCCAACAACCAGAGCCTCACGGCCGGGACGCCGGTCCTGATCAACGTCAACGCGATCGACTACGACCCCAACGGCAACTTCAACACCACGACCCATCTCTACACCTGCCCCGTGCCCGGCACCTACTGGGTCGCTGGCGGGCTGGAGAGCGACACCAACACGACCCTCATGGCCTCCATCCGCCAGGCCGGTAGCCGGAGTCAGACGTACTTTGGCGGCACCACCCTGAACGCCGCCGGCAACCGACCGATCTCGATCGTGACCGCCCTGATCAAGGCTGCCGCCAGCGACACCTTCGGCTTGTGGGAGGAGGTCACCACCGTCAGCGGGAACGTCGGCGACGTGAACACGCTGGGCAAGAACTTCATCTCTGTCCAGTGGACCGGGCCGTAGCGGTCGACACCCCATGAGCCACGCCATCCTCGCCGCCATGGCCCTCCTCGCCCTGGCCTGCGACAGCCCGGCACCCTCCCCGCCACGGCCGGCCACGCCCACACAGCCTTCCGAACCGGCCAGCAGCACTCCCAATCGCCCGCTGGCGCCGCCCTTCCGGCCCACCTCGACCTGTCCGCCGGGCGGCAACCCGATCCGCACGCCGCCCATGGCCGTCCCGCCGTCACCCGGAGGTTGCCCCCCATGATCCGAGCGAAGTTCAGCGTCCAGCAGATCAGCCGGAGCACCTACGGGCACTCCGTCCGCCTCCAGCCCGTGACCAGTGGCGGCGAGGAGAACCGGGCGTTCTACGCCGCCACGCCGGCCGGCCAGCTCGAGATGAGCGGCCTCAAGCAGGAGGTCGTGGACCTGTTCGGCGAGCCGGGCTCGGAGTTCTACGTGGACTTCACGCCGGCCCGAGAGCCGACTCCGTGACCGATCCCCTCGCCCACCTCCAGCATCCGGCCGTCGCGGTCGCCGAGGCCGCCTGGGGCCGACATGTCCACGGCACCCCTGACCGTCTGGGCTGCGAGCAGTGCCAGGCCGCGCCCGGCCCGCCGCCGCCCGACTGCCCTGAGGAGCAGCGCGATCTCTACGCCTGCGACGAGGGCGTCCGCCTGCACGAGCAGGCCGTACGAGCGGCTCACGCGGCCCTGGAGGCACCGGATGGGCGGTAGCGGCGTCCTGGCCGGCTGGGACGCCTCCGGCTGGCAGGGGGGCGTCTACAGCGGCGGAGGCGGCTTCTCCTTCGCTCTGGCCAAGGCGACCGAGGGCTACGCCTGGGTGGACCCGGCATTCGAGCGTCATCTGGCCTCAATCCGGGCTCATGGGCTCGTCGCCGGCGCCTACGCCTTCGGTTGCCCCGAGCTGGGGCCGCCGGAGCCGCAGGCCGACTTCTTCGTCGCCGTCGTCCGCTCGGTCGTCAGCGACCTTCGCGGCCTGCTGCTGGCGCTCGACCTCGAGGTCGGCCGCGGCCCGCTGGCGGCGTGGCGCGACCGCTTCTGCGACCGGGTGGAGCTGCTGGCTGGCGTGCCCTGCTGGTGGTACAGCTACGACTCGTTCCTCCGGACCCGGGCGCTCAACACGGGTGGCACGCGCTACCCGTTCTGGGACGCCTGGCCGGACGCCAATGGCTCGCTGCCGACGTACGCGTTCGGCCGGCCGAGGATGCAGCAGTGGGGCCTGACCACGGTGCCCGGGATCGGCGGCATGGTCGACGCCAACCGCTTCTTCGGCACCATCGCCGATCTGCGCGCACTCACCGTCGGTGGCTCGGTGGCGCCGGCGCCGTCGACCACCCCCATCCGAGGAGACGAGATGCCCCTCATGATCCCGCGGCGATCCGGCGGCTACGACGTCTTCGGAGTCATGCCCGACGGCGCGCTCCGCCATGCGCTGCTCACCGCCCCGGGTGCGGTGGAGGTCCCCTTCGACGATCCCCTCCCTGGCCGCTGGGCCTCGGTCTTCGCGGCCCGGTGGAGTACCGACGAGACGCATCTGGAGGTCTTCGGCTTCGGCTGGGACGGCGGCGCCGGCGGGAGCGTCTGGAAGAACGACTGGGACGTCAGCGATGGGCTCTGGGTCGGGCCGACGCGGCTGGCCGGCTGAGCGGCGTGACGTGGTCGCCGACCGGCTGAGCGCCGCCGTCGCCGTCAGGCCCTTCGGCCTGTGGCGCCGGTTCAAGTCCGCCTCGCGAGAGCGGCCACCGTCGATGCGGCCGCGCGATTCGGTGGACAAGGCCCGGGAGCGGCTGGAGGACCGGCAGCGCCGGGAGCGCGCGCTGGAGCTGGAGCTGGACAGCTACCAGCGAGCTGAGCGGCGGCCGTGATTCTGACCTTCGCCCAGGTCACTGCGATCGGCGTCGCCGTGGCGATCACCGGCTTCTCGCTCCAGGTCGTCTACCTGCCGCAGTCGATCTTCGACCTCCGCATCAGCCTGCGGAAGGCCCGTGCAGCGCAGGCCGCGGCCACCACCGAAGTCGAGCGGGAGGCTGCTCGCCGAGATGGTCGGACCCAGATCTTCTACGTCCTCGCTCGGATCGCCAACAGCGTCGCCCTGATGACGGTGCACGTGGTGATCGTCGTCAGCATCGCCGTGGTGCTCCGGGCGGTGCGGCCGGGCGTGACGCCCTCGGCGACCGGCTTCCAGCTCGCCTGGTCCCGCGTGGTGGTGTCCGCCGTCGTGGTCGTGGCCACCTCCTCCCAGCTCGCGGCCCGCTGGTGGGCGCTGCACCTCTGACCCCTCCCCCGGCGGCCATCCGGCCCGGGGCTGTCCGACACCGTGAGGCCCCCATGAATGGACCCGGCGTGGCTCTCGGGCTTCGGGGATCTGGCGAACCGCCTCGGTTTTGGTGGCCTGGCCCTGGTGGTGATCTCCGGTCTCGCCTGGGTCTGCCGGACGCTCTGGCGGACACTGCTCGACGAGCAGGGCAAGGGGTCCAAGCGGGACGCGCTGATCCTCGACCAGGAGACGGAGCACCAACGGCTCTTGGTCCGCTTCGAGGAGTCGATGGACCGGATTCGCGCCCTGACGGCGAAGCTGGAGCTGGCCGAGGAGCGGAGCCGGCAACTGGAGGACGATCTGGCGCAGCACGAGGGGTCCCGACCGCCACCGGCGCGAACCAGGAGGCGCACGTGAACCTGATCCAGCGCCTGTTCCAGCGACGACCCGAGCGGCCGGGCGATGGCGACGACGATGTCGTGACCGCAGCCCGTCGGCGGCTGGAGGACGACCGGAAGCGACGGGAGCAGGTCGAGGAGGACCTGCGCATCCTGGCACGCAGGCCCACCAGCGATGGCTGAGGCGCTCCGCGTCGGGATCTGGATCTATACCGCCCTCAGCGTGGCCGGCGTGCTTCTGGCGGTCGTCACGCTCGTCGACGGGACCGCCAACCTGATCGTGGTCCTGCGCCTCCGCCATGCCCGCAGCGGGGCTGCCTGGCTCTGGCTGGGGATCGGCGCCACCGCATTCATTGCCCAGCTCGTCCACGCCGTCATCGGGCTGTTCGCCGTCATCCGGCCTGCCGTACCGATCCCGGCGACCGAGTTGGGCGGGTACGTCGCTCTGGTGTCCGGCATCGGGCTGGCGGCCCTCGTCGTGCTCGCCATCCAGATCGCGACCATCCTCGGCCGCGCAGCCCTGCGGCACCGATAGCACCTGATCCTCGAAGGAGTCCCGCTCTGCTCAAGCTCGTCACCGTCCTGCTGCTCATCGTGGCCTGCGGGGCGCCTGCGTCCCCGAGTCCGACCGCCTCCGCGGCGCGCCACCACTCCCCGTCGCCGAGTTCCACGCCGGCCCAGTCGTGCCGCGCGCGCCCGGACGGTGGCCCGCTGCTGGTGCTGCCCGACGCGACCTGCACGCCGGGCGCGACCAACCCGGACGTCACGCCGGCGACCCTGGCGACGACGATCTGCAAGACCGGCTGGACAGCGACCATCCGGCCGCCGGTCAGCTACACCGAGCCCCTGAAGCGGCAGCAGATGCAGGAGTACGGGTTCGCCGACCCGCTCAGCGCCCACGAGGAGGACCACCTGATCCCGCTCGAGCTGGGCGGCGCGCCCCGGGATCCGCACAACCTCTGGCCGGAGCCGGGGCGCACGCCGAATCCCAAGGACGGGCTGGAGAACCGACTCAGGGCCGATGTCTGCGCCGGTTCGATCGCACTCGGCGAGGCGCAGCACGCCGTCGCCTTCGACTGGGTCGCCGCGCTGCGGAAGTACGGCTCCCTGGACCCCACGGGAGGAGAGACCCCATGACCTACCTCAAGGCAATCGCCGCCATCTCGGCCGCGATCCTCTCCGTCATCGTCGCCCAGCTCACCGACGGACGCATCACCGCGCAGGAGGCGGTCGTGATCGCCATCGCGTTCACGAACGCGATCAACGTGTGGCTGGTGCCCAACCTGCCGTCCGGCCTCGCGTGGGCGGCCAAGGCGCTCGTGGCGGTCAGCGGCACCGTCCTGGCGGCCCTCTCGACCATGCTCCTCAGCGGCAGCATCACCGGCCCGGAGGTGGCTCAGCTCGCGATGCTGGCCTTGCAGGCGCTGCTCGTGTTCCTGGCCCCGAACGCGACCGCTCGGGCTCGCGCCGCGGCCTGAGCGTTGCCGGCCATCTCGCCGGCCTGACCTCGAATCTCTTTCTCCCAGTCTCGGCCCGCTGCCCCGCGTAGGGTGGCGGGCTACCTCACCGTGCCTGGGTAGACGAAGAAAGCCGCCCGCTCGCGCCTTGAGCGCGAGCGGGCGGCTTTCTTCGTCGTGGGCGGGCGGCCGGAGCCTCACCGGCGGTGCGGGCGCACGAGGAACGCCGACTTCCACGGCTCCCGACCCAGCCGCAGCGCCCCCAGGCATCGCGGGCAATCTGCCAGCGAGACTGGCAGGTCAAAGTCCCAATCCAGGGTAGGCCAGCGCCCGCAGAGCGTCCGCTTGCCGTTCCCGGCCATGACGTGGTAGGCGAGGTTCCGCCGAACCACGGAGCCCGCGGGTATGTCCAGTTCGGCCGACCGCTCCTCGATCGAGTGGTGGCAGTTCGCGCACCACCACGCGGCCGTGATCTTCGGCCCTTCGGGGTCGCGGGGGTTCCGGACCTGGAGCGGGCCGGACATCATCGGGTGCTTGCACTCCGGGCAACGCTTCTCGCGGGCCGTGGTCGCCACGCTCATGCCTCCCGCGCCCCGAGCCTGATAGAAGTCCCCCAGCAGACCCCGAGCGATCTCGTTCATCTCCAGGCCCGCATCGGCGCGGCAGGCCGGACAGCGCTGGCGACCGAGGTCAGAGACCACGACGCCGGCTCGGTGGGCTCCCGCGCCGTGGTCCACCAGCAGCGCCCACATGCGCTCGACCCTGTCGTCGTCGGTCGTGCTCATCGCGTTGCCTCGACCGGCGGGGTCGCCGCGATGGTCCCCGTCCGCACGTACTCCTCCAGCAGCCCGTGGTAGGAGCGCGAGGCGGCCGGGTTGCACGTCTCGGTGAGCGACATCTGGAGCGCCAGGAAGTCGTAGAACCTCCCATCGCCGGACCTCCCGCGTGCCAGCCGGGCCGTCCGGCGCCTCACGAGGTCGCCGGCCAGGAAGTCGCGCTCGTGCGGCCGGATGTCCTGGGTGTGGGCGGTGAGTGCCATGGCTACTTCTCCTCCTGCGACAGCGGGACCGCTCCGACCCGGATCGCCGCGGGCGCGCATCCATCGCACACCGGAACCAGCCGGCCGAAGATGTCGTAGATCGTCTCGGTCCGCCGGCCGCACGCGGCGTCCAGCGTGTGCGACTCGGGGTCCGCGAAGGGGTCGATCGCCCGTCTGCCCCAGCCGCAGCGCATCGTGGTCGCCGTCGTCATCGCTTCGCCTCCCGCTTGCCGCGCTGCCGTCGCCCCGCCTTCGGCCCTGTCCGCCGTGGCCGTGCGTTGAACTCCTCGATCGCCTGCTCGGTCGTGAACCACGCGCCGGCCTCCTTCACCGCCCGGAGCGTGCCGGCCGCCGCGTGCCGAGCGAGCTGCGACTGCGATAGTCGCGGCTCGGTTAGCGGCACGGCGCGGGCCAGGGAGATCACCGGCTCAGTCCCAGCTCGGCGCGGCGTGGAAGCCGCACGACTTGCCGGTCTGCGCTCGGGCGATCCACAGCAGGTAGTCGGCGGTACCGCTCGGGATGCTCTGGCCCTGGAAGTGCACATCCTCGACCCCGAGGAGCCTGGCCAGCTCGGCGCGGTCGCCATCGCTCATGTAGCGCCTGTGCTCCGCGCACTGCTCTGGGCTCGGGCACTCGGCTCCGTCGAACTGGTGCCGGCAGACGCGGCGGGCGGGCATCGGCATGATGGATAGCCAGCCGTAAGCGGTCCCTCGGCCCCCCGTCACCGACCACGGCCGACCCGAGCGCCGCTTCAGCGCGTCCCGGATGAGCCTGATGGCCATGCCGCGATCGATGAATCCCTCCGGGATCTCGGCGCCGTGGAAACGAGCGAGGTTCGCCTGCTCGGTTTTGTCGGCCTGTACGGTGCTCTGCATAGCCACGATTATGCGTGATAGCGCGCGGGAAGTCAAGTACGGAGTAGGTTCCGACTGGGGCTCCGCATCGCGCGGATTACGCCTACCCCTCCCGCTCCGCCGCCGCGAGCCCGCGGGGTAGCGAGGCTGGCCATGCCCCGCCAGCCGAGCCCCCGTTCCAGCCGCAGCGCCGTCAGAGGGTCGAGAACGAGCGGCAGCCGACGGGCTGGCCGTCTGCGCCCCGGACGACGTCGTCGGGGATCAGCAAGTCAGCGGTCGGGCGGCCCTGGGCTCGCGCAGCCTCAGCCGTGATTCGGGAGACGATGTAGGCGGCTCCGATGGTCGGCTCGGGCAGGCCGTCCACGTCGCCGAACCGCACCCGGTTGACCGGCACGAAGACCGGGCCGCCAGCGTCGTCCGCGACGTACACGTGATCGCGCCGCTCCCGGCGAGCCTCTGCCCGCGCCTCCCCCGCGCTCGGGTAGCGAGCCCAGACGGCGTGGTGCGCGCCGTTCGCCAGCACTGTCCCGAGCCCGTTGTCGCAGGGCTCAGGCGTCGGGCCGGCGAGCACGACAACCTCGTGGGGCGTCAGGTTGGCCGCGATGTCCATTCAGCCCGTCTCCCGCGGCGCGTCCTCGGACGACCGCCACTCGTCGATCGTGGCGTACCGCCGCACGGCCGTCGACGTGGGGAAGATGCCGTAGCGGTCCTCGGTGGCGACGCAGACGACAGCCCGTAGGCCCTCCACCTCGGCGTAGGTCCCGGAGCCGGGCCGAGCCGGGTGGAGGTCGAAGCCGGCAGCGGCGAAGTCCGCCTGCTGGAGGCTGTACGTGCGGTGGAGCACGACCGTGCCGTGCGACTGCATCCACTCGCGCTCGGCCTCAGTGAAGGCCGCCGGCACCTCCCGGATAACCCGGCTGGCCTGGTACACCTCGTCGCCTACGGTGACCGTGATGCGGCCCTCTGGGTCCCGGACGGTGTCGTGGGCCGTGTAGCCGGACCAGTCGCGATCCATGACCGCGAACGCGGTGGTCGTGGTCGTCTTCATTGCCATGCCTCCTATGCGTCGCTCGCGGCCGGTTGTGACATCCGGCCCGTCCGCCGGGCCCACTCCTCGATCGTCCTCCAGCGCCACGCGGGGCGCCCGCCGACGGTGAAGTCGGGCTCCGGCAGGTGGCCGCGCTGGCCCCACTGGTCTACCGTGGCGCGGCGGACGCCGAGTCGCGCGGAGATCTCGACCGCTCCCACCGGCTCATCCGCCAGGATCAGCTCGACCGACCCCAGCGCCGCCGCGGCCAGCACGTCCTCGTGACCGCCGCGCTCGGCCCACGCCACCACCCGCCGCCGCGTGGCCTCGCCGTCGGGCACAGGCTCTCCGTACCAGGACGGCGAGCCGTAGGACCGGAGCGGGTTCATGGCGCCGCTGCCACCCGTGAAGGAGCCGAGGATGTTCCGGCGCGTCTCGGGCTTGGCCTCCGCCGTGCGGATCGCTTCCCAGAGCGCGGCCGAGAAGCGATACGAGTGCTCGGGCCACCGGTAGTCCTCGCGCTCCACGACGTCCGTTGGCGCATCGGCCGGCGGGCGCATGGGGTGATCCGGCGTCGCGGCGACCTGGATGTGAAAGTCCGGCGTCAGGCCGCGGCGGTAGGTGCGAATGTCCCAGCCACGTTCGCGCAGAGCGGCCCAGCACCGGGCCTGCGCGTCGAGGGTGTAGATGCCTGCCGTCTCGTTGGACCAGTAGGCCGCGTCGTCACCCGACCGGCCGGACCTTCCCCCCGCGAGGAGGAAGGCGGTGGCCCGCTCGACCGGATCGGTGATGTTCAGTTCCTCCTGCGTGGGCAGGAGACGGTTGCGCGTCGGCAGCCCGGACCAACCGATCAGCTGAATCCGCGAGCCCTCTCCGTACAGGGTCGCGCCCTCGGGCTTGTCGTACTCCAGGACCGCGCCTCCGCCGGGGAGCGCGTCCACCATGCGAGCGGCCGATTCCAGGATCTCCCCGTCGATGCCACGCGGCCCCAGATCCCAGACCCGGTCCGACTGGTCGCGGTCCGAGTCGAAGTCGGAGGAGTCGTACATGTGCTGGAGGCGACGTGGGTCCAGCTCGGCCACCTCCCGCAGCGACACGCCCTCGGCGCCCCGCTGGATCAGCAGCGAGACCAGGTCGCGGCCAGTCTCCAGCGCCATCAGTGCGCC